TTAACGAAATATAAAATAAAGAATAATCATAAGTACAAAAATAACAGCACCCACTATCAAACTGCTTAATATATCGCGTTTGGCGTATTTTTCTGCGGAGGCCATCAATTCTGCCCCTGTTCTAACTGCGGTCGGCTTAAAAGTCAAGCCTTTTGCCTGTGACGGGCTTACTGGCGCAGCCTGGGCAGTCGAAGACATGGGTGACGAGGCTTGAGAATTAACCTTTTTGGCACGATATTTTTTAGGCATTAGTCCTTATTTTCCTTTTTTTGAAATTTTCAATGGATGTCGAACTACTTCCACGCGAATCGAAAAGTATGAAAAGCTCGTTTAATATCGAATATCTAGAATGAAATATCCAGAAATATAAAGTAAGTGAATTATCACTCACTTTATATCATATGTTAAGAAAAAAGTCAAAACCGCGTGATGCGAGAAAACAGACCCGTTGTTGGAGGCACAGCCCACAAGCTAATTATTAGTTCTGTAAAATTCTGTGTCGAAGCAAAAAATCATAGCCCCTAAGTCAGGAATAAAGAAAGAATATAGAGAGATCACAGAGTAAATTTGTGGTGTCAGTCGAAGGGCAATTTATTTATAGTGCGACGGTCTTCAGGATGTCCATATGCACTGAATGGCCAGGCCAACTAAAAGCGGTCTGGACTATTTCCCACATGATACCGATGCTTCAAGCGATGAGAAACTGGAAGCCCTGCAATCACCATACGGCGGTGACGGCTGTGCCCTTTTTTTTCAAGTTGTGCGAGCGCATTTATCGGTCGGAAGGTGGGGAGCTAAGTATTGCCGACTCTGAAACGGGAATAAAGTCGATGAAGTTCAACCTTATCAAACACTAGACCGCGAGCGTGAATGCAAGCCTGCCGTCAATAATCTAGTACGATCGTGCAAAAATAGAGGACTATCTCCGGGTGCTCCTCTTTCTCTAAAGGCGGCGTGTGTTGAATTCAATTCCAGGATAAAACCATTAATTCCTTGACTTTAAGGTAGCTCCGGCATCTTCCGCTCTGCGGTACCGCCGCAATCGTTCGCGTTCACCTTCGGCTCAGGTGCCGGCAGCGACCGGCGTCCGCCCGTCCGTTCCGCCGGGCTGGGGACCGTCGTTCCGGCGCCGGGCCTGTTGGTTGCTCAGTGCCGCTGCGTCCTGCATCACGGTGGCGCGGAGGGTGATAGGTCCACAACACCGGCTGCAGACCTTCGCTTGTTATGCCTCCCCCCAGCGCACAATCAGACATTATGTCTTATTTTAGAGAGGGCATGAAGCCAGTCAGACATAATCGAGATTGTGCGCTCCAAGCCCAGCTTGGCCTGGCCTCAACCCCTGCTATCGGAGTATGATTGCCTCATGGAACATCGAGGCGGTAAGAGGCCCGGCGCCGGGGCACCCAGGGGCAACCTGAATGCGGTTAAAACCGGCATTTACTCGAAGCAGATCATGGGGTCTTTGCGGTCGGGGTCGTCTCAGGCGTTTGATGCTCTCCTGGAGAAGATGCCGGGCTCTTCGCCTTCCGGAAATAAAACTGCACAAGAAGAGTGGAAGTTATGATTGGGGACATCATCTGCCCATCAGTTTCGGGGAATTTCCTCGGAATCGGCAGAAAATGTCATGTCGGATTCTGCCGGATGACTTCGATGCAGGGTCATCGGAGTCCTTAATATGTGTGTCAGATATCTGTTCTTCCTTTTACACGGTTCTTCGCCGGCTATTCTGAGAATAAAATAAATAATGAGAAGAGCCATACCAACCGTAGCTAAATATCCAAAACCCGTAATTCCTTCCCTCAACTCCCCTGTGATTATAAATCTATGAAGTCCGACGGACATTGCACTGATATCTATTAGCAAATCTGCGCCAACCGCCATATCCTCGAAAAGCTCCCACCTATCAGCCATGATTCTAGAGTATTCTGACTCCAGGCCAACGGATTTGATGATTACATCTTTGACATATTCCGACTTGACCTCGGATATGGTAGTGGGATATAAATGAATCTCCTTAATAGGGAGTTCACTCCATTTCTTGTTCTTTCTGATTGCCTCCCGAACTTTCTTCAAAGGTGAGAATTGACGCTGGCGCTTCTTCTTTTCGGAATTATCCACTCCTCGGTAGCCTTCAAAAAGGCTATTGAGAAATTCGTCCTCTAATCTGTCATCCTTCAGGATATCGCTGTAACTGCCGATTCTGACTTTAAGAATGGCTTCCTTCTCGCTGAATTCCACCGTGACTTCATTGCCCATAGAGATTACTCCTATCAGGGGGGATTCGAGACTGCACCTGTGATGTGTCAGATCATTGTTACTTATTGCTTAAACATGATTCAAAATCCGCTTTATGATCGTGCCAATCCATATCATTCCGCCTACCTCGAGAATCGCGGCGGTCAAGTTAATTGCCACAGGAGCTATGTCAAAGTGAAAAACGTCGTAAGCAAACAGGCTGACAAGCGCCAATTCAATCGCAATACATAGAGTTAGACGCAAGAACTTCATAAAACCAGTATACCGGGTCATAAGAAAGACGACAAACACTCCTGAATTAGTTGATTATAAATTGTGCTTGTGGCAGAGCCTGCGGCCGGGCCCAAATATTTACTATTTAGCTTGGGGAGCCATTCTTCTTCCGGAAATAAAACTGGACCAGCAAAGTCCAGGTCACAATCAAAGCCCCGGTAACTTCTGCCGGCAGCTCTAGCAGCCTCATCCCCGCCAGGATCCACGCCGCCATGATCATCACCACCAGCACCAGGCAAAGCAGATCGTTGAAGTTTTGTGGCGCCAGTTTCTTGACCATCTAAGGCCCGAAATCCGTTGTCTCTGAAACCGGCTCGTAGTAGGGCACGTAGAGAGAGCTGACCCGCACACTGTTCTTCCTGGATAACCGGCGCAGCGCCGCCCGGAAGGCTGTCAGTTTTTCCTTGCCCCAGGCTGTCATCTCCGCTGCAGTCGTTGCCCCGCCGTCATTGACCCGATTCAGCGCGTACTGCTCCCAGGCCAGCGCCGCGAAACCGCAGGCCCCTTCCGCGACCAGGTCCTCAAGCTCTGCCGGAATGGTCGAGCCGCTGCCGTCCAGTGTGTGAACTGTGGTGTAGTAGACGTTACAGTCGGACCCGTCCGGAATCGGCTTTTCATCCACCAGCGTGGCGATTCCCGCCCAGTACGAGAAACGCCGATAGCAGATCGGCGCCAGCCCGATGGGATATTCGATCCCTTTGATTTCGATGAAACTGGTAATTCCTGTAATATCGATTTCCAACTTCCCGGCATCGGTCGCAACGTCATCCATGGCTTCCACCGGCAGCGCCTGGGAGAATTCTTTCACGGCGTGAGCGATGTGCCGCTCCAGCTCGTCATCCGTCCATTTTTCGGAGCTCGGATCGGTCAGGTCCACCCGCACCGCCGCCACCATTTCTGTCAGGTCCATTTTCCCTCCTGCCTAAGCTTGCCTATGCAGCATTTAGCCTCGTTTGCATAACCTTGCCTATGCAGAAATCGCCCTTTTGCATAACCTTGCCTATGCAAGCTTATGCAACTTTGCACAGGGTGGACAGTGTCCACTGGTCAAGTTTTAGAGGTCTAAACCTCCTTTAGTACACCGCTATTACCACGGCATCCGCCGCGTTCGATTTGTCATTAAACCAGACAGCCAGGCTGCGCCCCGGAACCATCTCTGCAGACGGGATTCCGCGCGAGACTTTCACCTTTTCCAGATAGGCCTTGCCGCTGCCGCTCATTTCTACAGTGGCCGTGTAGCTGGCTGAGTACCAGCACTTAAGTACTGCCTTCTTGATCATGCTATGCCGCTCCTAAAATTAATTTGTGTTCGAATTCTCCCTTGAATGCTGTGTAAGCCAGGCTAATCCCCAGGACCCTGCGTTTCACCCCGGAGAGACCCGCTTTTGGATCGGTGATGGTGATGACATCCAGGAGCTGCTGTCCGGCGTTCACCGGCGTCCGGATGTACCCGCCCTGGCTGGCGATCTCTGCCTTCCGGATGATTGCCCCACCCCTGTCCAGAGCTTCAGCGTCCGTCAACAGGTTGAGATCGTCTACCACCTGTAGTATCTCGCCCTGTTTCTGGATATCTCCCCAGGCGAAGCTTTCAGACGTCACGACGTCCCCACCGGCTTTCACCCGGTTGGGGTTGAGTAAGCCGATGCGGTACCGCCCTTCCAGGAGCAGATGGTCCGTGCCAAAGGAATACACGGCAACGTCGGTGGCCAGCGGGTTGACCAGATAGACCGTGTTTCCCTCCAGGAAGAGCAGGTCCGGGATGAACGACAGCAGCCTGTTGATGACGGCTCGGCCGCCGTCTCCCACCTGGATGGTGAAGTCCGGGAAGAAACCCGCTGCGCCGGCTGACTGGCTGATTATTTCCAGATTGAGCCCGGCCCTGGCCAGGAGCTGCGCGAGGATCTCGTCGACGGCCGCCTCGGTCGTAGGCGAGCCGAAGGCATCGGGCTTGTTCCAGCGGAATTGATAGCGCGCATTCCATTCCTCGAGGAGGGACCACCCGTCAGAACCGTTCAGAAAAAGGCTGCTTTTGCCAGGCGAACTCAGAGCCTCGCAGTCTCGCAGTATAAAGCTCTGGCCAGAACTTACTTCGTCCCCCACAACCGGCGTGTGGTACCCGGGCGAAAACGAGATCTGGCAGCCGATCTCCAGCGCCCCCAGGCTCCCGCTGGCCGGATCACCGTATTGTCCCCGGCCGTTGGCCAACTCTATGACCATCTTTCCGGAATCCGGAGCCAGGTCCTCTTTAATGGCCAGTATATCCCCGCTCACGTCCAGTGTTATTTCAGCCAGACTGGCCCGCCAGACGCCTGAAGGCATTTCGTACCATAGGTAGTTACCCCCATGCGCTATTCCTATGCCGTGTGGGCTTTCCGTGGCAAAAGGTGTTGACTCTTTCCAGCGCCCATCCAGGAAGGCAGTACCGGGTAAAGTGTGGGACCAGAAGGGACGCGCGTACGATACACTACCGCTGAATGTCTCAGTAAAGAAACATCGGAGCACGTCCGGCTTATCCAGGAAGAGGTTCGAGAATTCGTAGGCCCCGCCTGCAGGAGACGCAGCGACCTCCTTCATGTCGGTCCAGGTACCGGTCGGTACCGCTCCCCCGTCCCCGTAGACCAAAGACCAGATTTTGAAATTGCCGTCCAGGTCCTTGCCGCTTACTAGCAGCTCGAAGTCGCCGTCATAGACCACCGCTACACCGGTGATATCTCCGGTCGTCTTGTCCCAGGCTACTCCCCCTCCCCAGGCACCCCCGACCCGTTCGTCGATGTAAACGCAGTTCAGATCTGCAAAGAAGAGCCCGATATCCCCGCTGGGTTTGTAGGCCGCCGCCATCTGGGTGACAGTCGCTGCCGGCGCAAATCCCGGCCAGTCCGTCGCTCCCCACCTCGCTCCATTATCCGGACTCACCTGCGTGTTGATCCCGCCGAAACTGTCAACCCAGAAAAGGCTGACTTCGTCGCCCAGGGCGCAGACGGCGCAGGCCTCGATTCCCCAGACAGCCATATAGGTCCAGATGCTGAAATCCGAAAGCGGACCCGGCGCCGCGATCCGCTGCCGGTAGAGTTTCCGGTTATCGGCTGGCCCTGTTACCTGGACCCGGATCATGGATCCGTCTCCGGACATGGCCAGGCCGTGCGGTCCGTCGTCTTCAGCTCCGCTGTAGAGCCGGACCGGCCGCATGTTAACTACGCCGGCTAATTTGTTGCTGGCGATGACCTCCACCACCGGTTTCCGGCTCGAAGATCTCTGGGCTGCTAAAAGGGTTGGTGTTAACGCCCGCATTTGTACCCTTCTATCCAATGCCAGGTGCCGGGCGTTTTTTCTTGATTGAAGGGAATTCTAGGCTGAAATTGTAAATTTCCATCTTTGATGGCCAAAGCCAGGATCATCAGATATTCGTCGTGGTCGTCCGCTTCGTTGCCGAAAACACTTCTTGCCTGCTCAGGCCGCCATTCGCCAAAGTGTTTCATGCTGGTGAAAATCGCCAGGTCCGCCTTTACCGGCTTCTCAGAGTCTGTTCCTGAATCAACCCCGATAACTATTGAAGTCAGGTGTTTTTGATTATAAGCAACGTAGTGGACGATTTTACCTTCCGTTAATCCTTCCATCTGAATTTCTCCTTAAGTGCTTCCGTGTTCTGAATTCGGACTTCGCTATATCCACCTGTAACGGTCTAAGTTTATTAATGATTTCAGTCATAGTTACTTTTTGAGTGCTGCAATTCCCAGCGGTACCGCGATATCTTTGATGACGTTGTAAATGGCCTCTTTGAGCCCTTTCTTTTGCGAATTAGTAATGCTAAAACGGGTCCTCACTAGGTCAGCCAGCATGCCGGTAGCCTCCAGTATGAGCCCGGTATTTTCTTTATCCGCCTTTAGCAAATCCCTTATCCGAATGCGGAGGATGGCTATTTCTCCGTCCAGCCCTTCAATGCTGTTGGCATCGGCGAATTCCAGTTTCTCCGCTTCGTCCAAAACTCTTTCGTAAAAATTGCTTTCACCGTTTTTAATCTGTCGTTTTATCTTGGCTTCAGTTTTCTGCTTTCGGGATAGCGGGGGCTGATTGGCAGCAGGCCTGGTAGGCTTTTTTGTCATTCGGGTTTCCTCCATTTCTCAGAGTTTGGGCCGCCGCCAGAACCAGGATGTGGGCTGCCACGTCCAGCCGCCCGGCCGCAATCGCAGTATCAAGTATTCCCATATTTCTTCCTCCTTTAGCTAGTTTTGGTTATTGGTGTTTGGTTATTGGTTATTAGTCTTGAACTCCTATCAATGCCGCCGCTTTAATCGACGAAAAAAGAGCCAGCGAGACGTACCACTTGATGCGCGTCCTGGTTGCGTCTTTAGTTTCCAAAGACCCGATCGGCTCTACCGACATATAACCCGGCACCGTCAGCCCGCACACCGCTCCCTCGCCGAACTGGAGTGCGTAGATGCTGGAGCAGTTGCCGCCTACCGTGTCTGTCTCTACGCTCCCGGCCAGGGTGTGGGTGTCCAATATGTAGTCGCTGACCCCGATCGGAACGCCGTTCCAATACTGGGTGTATATTCCGTAGGAATCGCGGTCACTTTCGATCATGCTGCCGGAGGCGCGGATCAGCGAGTTCAGTTTCCGCCTTGACCTGGGGCTAAATAACAGCATGTCCGGCTTCCCGCCTTTAACGGCGTCGATTACCTGGTCGATCTTATCGAGGGTTAGCGTCCCCCCGGTTGCACCCATGGCGATTACCTGGTTGCCGGCCACGCCAGTGTTGATCAATCTCTTTAAGCCGTTGAATTGCTTGGGATTGACATCGGTATTGCCGTAAATGAAGGTATCCTCGAATTTTTGTCTTATAGCCTTGCTTTTTAGTTCAACCACCGCAGCTCTCACATCTTGTATGGTGTCGCGGGTCGCCAGGATGAAATTGTCGACATCGGCATCCCCACCCATGATCTTGAGAGCCGCCGTGATCTGGGTGAAGGTGGGCGTGGATTCGGTCCAGTTGTCATTGACATCGTAAAAGTCTACCGTGGGGAGAGTATTTTCCCGGTTATACGTCAGGCCATTTCCGACAATTGGGATAAAGGGCAGCCGCACCAGCACAGGAGAATTCTTGACGATGGTCTCAATTACCCCTTGGAAGATAATATCATTTGATAATTTACTGGCTTCCGCCAAAGTCATTGCCATATTTCCCCTCCTTTACTTAAAACTTAAAACTTATTACTTATTACTTTCCCTCTCTCCTTACTTCCCCGCCCTCTCCAACCCCAGGCGGATTTTCTCCCTCGAACTTAGGCCGCTCATGTCAGGAGCCCCTCTTTGCGGCGCTCCCGCCGGCACCCGGGCAGCCTGGCTTTGCGTTTGCAGTCCGTTCTTAATCTTGCTTATCAGCTCCCTGGCTTTGCCTAGGGAGGAGTCGAGTTCTTCTACGCTTTCTCCGGTCAACATCTCCGGGAGTACATCGGGATTGGCTTTAGTTATCAGCGTCCTGTAGCTGATCACCGCCTGCTTGAGGCTGCCGTCCAATTTTCCTGCCCTGTCTCCGGCTTCCGCCGCCGTCCGTTCCAGCTCGGCCAGGTGTTTTCCGGCCTTCGTGAGCTCCTCCGTCTTTCCTGTGAGCAATCCCTGCAACTCCGCGATTCTCGCCTGTTCGTTTCCCTGCGTTCCTTTCTGTTCGGCTCCTTGTTCTGTCTTTCGCACCGTCTTCCCTTCAACCTCCTTTTGAGCCTTTTGCCCTGTCGCTCCTTCGGTCCCCTGTTCTGTTTTTTGTTTTTCTTCGTCTGCCATGTTTCTCCTCCTCTTCTTTCTTTAACCATTTTCCTATCGTTTCGTAGGGGCGGGTTTCGAACCTGCCCGCTTGGTTCTTTGTTCTGCTGCTCTCTACTTCGTCATTGCGAACTCCCCTGATACCTGAAGCAATCTGAAATCTTCGCCTGAGTGGTTGCCATACTGGGTTGAAAGTTGTATTTTGTTCTTTCGTTATTTCTTGGTTATTGATGTTTGGGATTTGGTTATTGGTATTATTTGATATTGGTAGTATTGGTATTTATTTGTAATATTTCGGTCTGCTCCTCCTTCCAGTGTTTGAACTCCGCCTCCGGGTCCTTGACTCCAACTTCATCCATAGCCCTTCGCCTGGAGTGAATCCCGTTCTGCACCAGAATCTGTTCATTAGCTACAAGCTTTTCCTGGTCTTGAGGCAACACCTGTCCCCAGACTACTTTTATTCGGTAATCGTTCCGGCTAATCTCTATAATCTTCTTCTTGTGCCCGAATCTTGAAATCAAATCCAGAATCATCCAGTTGCGCCGGTTATAGGCCGGGGTCCGGAATATCCGTTTGCGGCGAATCTTTTGGGACAGGGGATCAAGCGCTATCTGCATTGCCACACCGGACATGGAGCCGGTCATTCCGCCGAAGGCCTCACGGGGTGTCTCAGCGATGTCGTGAAGCGACCTGTGTAGCAGCTCCATATAGTTGATATGCAATTGCAGCCCGCCACCTTGCAGCAGGTCGAGAATGTAGGCTTTGGAGCTTTCGGGGAGGTTCCAAACGGCTCCCGGCTGGACCGCGATATCGTTTGACTCCTCCACGTTCTCCAGGATGCATATCGGATTTCCGGATATCTCCAGGATTCGGGATAATTGAGACATCTCACGGTTGAGTTCTCTCTGCGGTTCGATTATGGGAGTTAGATCGGATGCTCCCCAGAATTTTTTGGGGTCGCGGAGGTTGGGGAAGATGACGAACGGAATAAAACCATAGGGATTAGGCTTCTTGTCGATCTGAACTCCATCCAGGTAAAGCTCGAATTCCGTATCTGTCCACACTTCCAGGACGGTTTTCATTCCGGAGTTCGGGCTGCGCGATTGAGTGGAGGGGATTGGGTTTAGAATTTGGTTATTCGAATTTGTTTCGTATTTCGAATTTCGTATTTCGAATTTGTTATCCCCGTACAGGATCTCCACTTCTTCCTCTGAGAGTTGATACTTGCTGGCGACCCGCCAGACTCGCGCCATGTCATCGCCCATCCACCATGCATAGATCCCTTGGATATCCGGCGCGGTAACGCGAACCCTGCCTTCTCCTTCGTCCCAGGTCACCTTGTAACAGCCGTCGCCCAGGATCGCGCAGTCTGTTTCGGTCTCGATGTCTAACTGCATCAGATTATTGGCTTCGTATACCCTTGAAAGACTCTTTTCCGCCTCTTCGGCCCTGGCCCGGGCTTCAATAGTGTCTTCCATGGCTTCAACCGTGAAGTTGATTCCGGACATCAGGTAAGAAGTTATTTTATCTATAAATACTTTGCTGTAGTTGAACGTGAGCCGCTTTTCTCCATATCTCTCTCTTCCCGGCCACTGTTTGCCGTTATAGAAATCCAGTGACTCCTGATAGCCGCGCATGCGCTCCTGGTCCCTCGTCGCTATCTGTCCAATAATATTTGCTTCGCTCATTTGGCCGTCTCTCTTCCCTGTTGATAATTCATTCGGTCCTTCGTGCTCCATTGGACATTGGTATTTATTGGTAGTATTGGTATCCCCGTCCACCTTTTCCCAAACTTAAAACTTATCACTTAGAACTTATTACTCCCCCGCCTCCCTCCACCCTGAACCCCACCCGGTACCTGGCCTGAGTCACCCCGATGATGGTTTTTTCAATTAGAGAACGCAGGTTGGTATCCAGGTATTCGGCCACCGAGTTGTTTGGAACACCGAGCATGAAGACCTGGTCGCGGCAGAATAGACCCCGCGTGTCGTTCAACCAGGTTTGATAATTCGCAGTGTTAATCTGGAGACGCAGTCTATCCAGAACTTTAGTCCATATTTCCCCTGATTCATTAGTATTTATATATTTATTTAACCTTTCTTTGGCCGAGGCTAACCTGGGCTCACCGAACTTCCCTTTTAGGGAAGCCTTTTCTTCCTCTTTAGGGAAGTTTCGCCTTCCCTTTCGGACAAGTTCTGCGTCAGATGTCCTCAAGTTCAAGCTTATCAATTCGGCAAGTTTTTCCGTGCTGTATTTAGCCACGCGGCAGACCCGCCATTGATCGAAATCCGTGTTAAGTGAGTAGTAACAACCTTCCCGGATAATGACCCCGGCATTGACTAACCAGTCGATGTGAGCCTTTATCCGATTCTCGCCGATGCCGACCACCTCGAAGTCGCGCTGCTTCGGTATATAGGCCGCATTTTTCCCGCAGCCCAGCGAAAGCCGCAGAATCAGTTCCAATATCCGCCGCCGCTGCTCAGAGAAACGGCTTACCATCAGTCGCTCCTGAGTAGAGTGGGCCAGGCGAAGGTAGGGTTCCCTGGAGTTAAACAAAACTGGCCCCGCACTTTTGCCGGTTCATGTATTGGTCGGCTTCATAAAGGAGGCTCTCTACAGTGGCATTGACCGTGATGAGATATTCGTTTCCTTTCATATATTTTCTCCATCGTTTCCCTTGATGTTTATTAGAGCCGCTTTCAATTTGTTCCTATGACCGCTGACGTTTTCTAGCAGAAGGATATTGACCGCATGGATCAAAGCTGGGTAAGCTTCCAATGCCCGAAGCAGGAATTCGATTTCCATTTTCTTGATTGAGATTTCACCTTTTTTCAGCCTATTCCAGGTTGTTTCGTGATAACCTAGCTTTTGCGCCATCGCCCAGTCGGTTAGGTGCTCAGCTCTTTGAAATAGTTCCAACGATTCTGTAATAACATCCTTCTTTACCATTGCTACTATTAGTAGTCCTATTGCTGCTACATTGTCAATGGCCGTCTTGCATACGTGCAACAAAATACAATTACGAATATCTAAAAACCAATTATTTCTATTGACAAAATAGAATCGAAAGGGGTATTATTTCTAAAGAAAGTTTAGAATAAAAAAGCAGCAGACGTGCTATTAATTGGTGGTAAACGAATTGCATGGGGTAGGACTTAAGTATTATGTCACAAGAACACAATTGGGGCTATCATATAAGATTATTACGGGAACAAAAAAAATTGAGCCGGGCGGAGTTAGCCAAAGCGGTCGGCATATCGTACAAGGGGCTCGAAAAAATTGAAAACGGCCGCCAAAAAAATTTAAGTCCCGAGCAAGTCGCCGGATTATCGAAAGCCTTGGGTCTAACCCGCGTTCAAATTCTAGACATTCTTTATGGTCTTGAAGCGTTGCCTAATCAGGTGCCGTTATTCCAGAAATTCCCTTATGAAATCGGAGATGAACCGATGACCTTCATTAATTTGCCTGCAGTGACTTCAAAAAATGCCAGGGGATTTGTAGTGCCTGGCAGCTACCTGGAGCCGCAATTTCACGACGGTGATTATCTATTTGTTGACGATTCCCTTCCTCTTGATGCCGGGGATGCTGTGGCTTGTCTTGTGGACGGCAAAATGCAATATGCAAAACTCCGCAAAGTGGCCAATGAACTTTGGCTGGAAGGCAAGGGCTTTAAAATCAAATATCAGGACAGTCAATATGTTTATAAAATAATCGGTCAATATATTAATTGGCTGCATAATGCGAGTATGGCTATCGTAGCCGGTCTGGTCGGAATGCTTGGGTTATTAGCCGGTGTGGTTCAGTTGCTTGACTGATCCGTTCCCTATGCTGCATAAATCATCACCATTTTAGTGCAACCAATTAATAGCACGTCTGCTATCCTCTCAGTCTGCGATTGCATCCTGAAATAATGCCGCATCCTTAATGCAATGTTGCACGCGTGCAATATGCCTATTGACACTGCCTGCGGGCAGGCTAACAATGGTATCAAATGCATGGACTTTTTAAACGCAAAGAGGGTGGACAACCGGGTAACCAAAATGCCCGAATACATGGCTTCTATTCTAGGGTGCTCTCTCACGACGAAAAGCGTGAATTGAAGTATGCCTCCAACGTGGATGGCTTGGACCAGGAAATAGCCATTCTCCGCATCAAGTTCAGGTCTCTCCTATCCCAGGACGGACAAAATGTTCACCTTATCAATCAGACTGCCGAAACCCTGGCTAAACTTTATAGCATCAAATTTAGCCTTAGTAAGAATGACAGTAGCAAGTTGAAAGAGGCGGTCACCGCCGCCCTTGAGGATTTCATCATCCCCCAGCCTGCTGACCTGGATGTTCCTGTGTCATCCCAGTCCCCTCCGGATCACGAAGGCAGGCCGTGACGCTGTCATGCTGGATCCCTTTTACTTTGTCATTCCCGCGCAAGCGGGAATCTAAAGCCTCCACACATATTAAACCTAGCGTTTACGCAGCATATTCTCTACTTCGTCATTGCGAGACCCTTTGCCTCCCGAAGCAATCGTCCATGCCGATTGCCATCGTCACCATGAAGTATGAAAGTCCAGACGTAAAACGGGAGACTTTCGTGAGAATCTCAAATCTTCGCATTAGTTTCAGGATCGAGTATTAAATGATAAACGACCAAGCTTTCTCCCCCCTCCGTCCCTACCAAATCGAAATTGCAGAGGCCGTTCTTGACAGTGTCTTCTATCATAAAGGGCTGACCTTTTCGGTTGAGATCGCCCGCCAGGGAGGCAAGAACGAACTCTCTGCCCGTTTGGAATTGATTTTGCTCATCTTGAACCTTACTCAGTCAGTCCAGCTAATTAAATGTTCTCCTACTTTTAAGCCTCAGACCGTCATTTCGATGATGCGCCTGAAGGACCGCCTGAATGATATTGGGCTCAACGGCGCTTGGATTTCGGAAATGGGTTATATTATCCGGTTCGGCGAGGCCCGCGCTGTTTTTCTTTCTGCCGAGACTTCTTCTAATGTAGTCGGTAATACTGCCCACCTTCTTCTTGAAATCGACGAGTCTCAGGATGTGAATCCCGAGAAGTATACCAAGGAATTTAAGCCCATGGGTGCCACCACCAATTGTACCGTTGTCCATTACGGTACTACCTGGGACGATTCTACCCTCTTGGAATCAGTCAAACAGACTAACCTGGAATTGGAGAAGATGGATGGCATCAAACGCCATTTCCGCTATGATTATCAGGAAGTCGGCAAGTACAATCCGCAATACCTGATTAATGTGGAGATGGAACGTCAGCGGCTTGGAGAAAACCACCCTCTGTTCCTTACTCAGTACCGGCTTCTACCCCTGCATGGCGGCGGCGGCTTCTTGAATTCCACCCAGCGAGCCCAACTCCAGGGCGCCCATTCCCGCCAGTCTCATCCCAATTCCCCCATTGTGGTCTCATCTTCTCTCGTTTCCCTCTCTCCAGCTTGTCGCTCGCAGCTTGCAGCTCGTAGCTCCCCCGTCTGCATCGCCTCCATCGACCTCGCCGGTGAAGCTGAGACCGGGGACGATACTTAT